AGGTGCCTCAATGTATGACGGCATGAAACCATTTTTAAGATACAAAGGTAATACAATGTCAGATTTTATTCCTATGTTACATGGTAAACCATACCTTGACATGGTAAAATATGTTGAGAATATTATTGGTAAAGGCGAATTGGTTCCTGAAGGTGCCTCAAGCCGTAAACTTAAAATGACTACAGGTATTATTGGTCTTGTAAAGAAGGCCTTGGATGGTACAGAGTTAGATAACTTTAAACTTACGATTGCAAATGCTAAAAACCTTACCGAACAGAAGAGATATTATGCAAGTAATTATGGTATAGAAAACTTTGTAGATATTGTAAATGGTAAAACACAAGATATAGTAAAGGCACCAAACTATGACAGATACAATGAAAAAGAAATCATAGAATGGTGGAGAAAAATGGCAACCAAAAGATTTGATAATCTAAATAAGGATGGTCGTTTAAGAAAAGACCTAGAAATATGGTCAGCAGATAGTAACATTGATATTATCAGATGACCTACGCTTGACTTTTATGATGAACTATGGTATATTAGTAACAATGAAACGGAGATAATATGAGCAATTTTTTAAAAGATATAATTAAAGAGACAGGTAATGAATACGCCACACTTGTTAGTGATGGTGTTGACGGTGCTGACGTTACTAGTTTCGTAGATACAGGAAGTTATGCTTTCAACGCCTTACTTTCTGGTTCTATATACGGTGGTATGCCAGGTAATAAGATTACTGCTATCGCTGGTGAAGCCGCAACAGGTAAAACATTCTTTGCATTAGGTATATGCAAATCATTTTTAGAATCAAACAAAGACGCAGGTGTAATCTACTTTGAATCAGAGAGTGCAATCTCAAAAGAAATGATTGAAGATAGAGGTATTGATTCTAGTAGAACAGTAGTAGTGCCAGTTGCCACAGTACAAGATTTTAGAAGTCAATCAATTAAGATTGTTGACAAATATTTGGAACAACCAGAAGACAAGAGACAACCTTTGATGTTTGTCCTTGACAGTTTAGGTATGTTATCTACTACAAAAGAAATGGAAGATACTGCCTCTGGTAAAGAGACAAGAGATATGACTAGAAGTCAGATTGTTAAATCTACTTTTAGAGTATTGACACTTAAACTTGGTAAAGCAAATATTCCTATGATAATGACCAATCACACCTATGATGTAATTGGTTCTATGTTTCCACAAAAAGAAATGGGTGGTGGTTCAGGCCTTAAATATGCAGCCTCATCAATTATCTATCTAGGTAAACGTAAAGAGAAAGACGGTACCGAAGTAGTAGGTAATATCATTCGTTGTAAAAACTTCAAGTCACGATTAACAAAAGAAAATGCACAAATAGATGTCAAACTAACCTACAAGAGAGGTCTTGACAAACACTATGGTTTAATTGAACTTGCTGAAGAAGCAGGTGTATTTAAAAAGGTGTCAACAAGATATGAAATGCCAGATGGTACAAAAGTATTTGGTAAGAATATCAATGATGACCCCGAGAAGTATTTTACAAAAGAGGTATTAGATAAGATTGATGAACAAGCAAAACGAAAATTTAGTTACGGACAAGACGAAGACTAAACGTTTTACATTTGCACAAAAGGAGGGCGAAGAGTTTTCTTGCGTCAAAATCCTTGAAGGTAAATACAAAGACGTAATCTACAACTATGGTAGAGTTGCCTTTGCACCTGAATCAGAAGAGAAGCCTGATGGTAAACTTCCCATGAAGTTTGACTATACTATCAGAAGAAATCCAAATGATTTAGATTTGCTTGACAACAAAGAGTTTATAGATTATATTGGTGATATTTTATTAGAAGTATTAGAGGAACAAATTAAAAGTGGTACAGCAATCCGTGAGTAGAATAGAACAAACAGTATTAGAAAACCTTTTCTTTAATGAAGAATATACACGTAAGGTATTACCTTTCATTAAAGTTGATTACTTCAGCAATAGAACTGAAGCAATTTTATTTGAAGAGATATTTAATTTTGTTGAGAAGTATAATAATCTTCCTACAAAAGACGCCATTAATATTGAACTTAATTCTAAAAAAGATATTAACGAAGAAGAGTTTAAACAGTTAAGAGTTTATATATCTTCACTACAACCAAATGTATCCGATATGCAATGGTTGTTAGATACTACAGAGAAGTTTTGTAAAGACCGTGCAGTACACAATGCTGTGTTATCTGGTATTAAAATACTAGACAACAAAGATAAGAAACAAACACCAGAGGCAATACCTCATATCTTATCAGAGGCATTGGCCGTTTCATTTGACAAGTCTGTTGGTCACGATTACATTGAAGACGCTGATGACCGATTTAAATTTTACCATACTAAAGAAAAGAAGTATCAATTTGATTTAGATTACATGAATAGAATCACCAAAGGTGGTGTTCCAAGTAAAACTTTGAACATTGCTCTAGCAGGCACAGGCGTTGGTAAATCATTATTCATGTGTCATTGTGCTAGTGCATTTTTGACACAAGGTTTAAATGTATTATACATCACATTAGAAATGGCCGAAGAAAGAATTGCTGAAAGAATTGACGCTAACTTACTTGATGTTTCTATGGAAGATTTACATGTCATGCCTAAAGATATGTATGATAGTAGAATGAAAAAACTTACCGATAAGACTATTGGTAAATTAATTGTCAAAGAATATCCGACTGCTTCTGCTCATAGTGGTCACTTCAAGGCATTATTCAATGAACTAGCATTAAAGAAATCTTTTAAACCAGATGTGGTGTTTATAGATTACCTAAATATCTGTGCTAGTGCAAGATTTAAAGGTGGTAATATATCATCTTATTTTTACATTAAAGCAATTGCAGAAGAATTAAGAGGTCTTGCAGTTGAACATAATGTACCTATCTTTAGTGCAACACAGACAACTAGAAGTGGTTTTACTTCTACTGATATTGGACTAGAAGACACGTCAGAATCATTTGGTCTACCGGCAACGGCAGACTTCATGTTTGCTTTGATTAGTAATGATGAACTAGAACAACTAGGTCAGATGAAAGTCAAGCAGTTAAAGAATAGATACAATGACCCTAGTATGAACAGGTCATTTATCATTGGTGTTGACAGAGCCAAAATGAGATTGTTTGATGTAGGGCAACAGGCTCAAAATATTGTTGATAGTAACCAAACAAATACACCATTTGAAAAGAAAGAGAAAGCATACGACAAATTCTCTGACTTCAAAGTATAGTATATGCCAAAAAAGAAGACACAAAAAGTAAGATTTCATAAAGGTGATAGGAGACCAGGCGGATTGGAACAGAAACTAAAATACATTAAGAAGTTAACCAAAAAAGGTAGAAAAATACTATGGCAGGTTATAGAACAACCTACTAATACTATTATTAAAACTTTCTTTTTTGAAGAAGACGCAGATAAACTTTGTAAGTTTCAAAATAAACATCTAGTGTGGTCCGTAAACGGTGGTGTTCCATCATTTCTTTCAGAAGGTAAAATCAAAAAGTAGCTTGCCATAACCGGAAAGTGTGTTATAAAATGTACCTAAATAGTACATGGAGAACACATGATTTCAGGAAAAGAAAAAGTATACCTAGAACAACTGGCTGCCAAGAGTACGTCTGTTTTAGTAGAGCAAGCTAAAAAGTCCACAAAGACACATAAAGTATTTTATCTACAGACAAACGACAGACCTACTAGTCGCCAAAAGGTACAAAACGCATTAAAGAAAGATAAGATACCTTATAGACAATATAAGACTTCTATATCTTCCGAAGATATTACCGAGTTTGCATTAGGTCCACAAGGTTATCGTTTTGTTTACAAACCAAAAAGTGGTGGTATGACAGAAACTACCTTGAATGCCACGATTACTGAACTTGTACCTTGTTTGATGTATCTTAATAAGATAGAAGAAAAAAATGTAGATAGATTGTATGAAAAGATTGTATCATTAAATCAAGCAAAACAAAAATGTTATCTATCTAGTACAGAGGTCAAATCAGGTTCAGATTTTATTGAGGCATTTCCAAATTCATCTTTATATTCTTTGAAGATGACCAATGCAATGGCAATTAATAAATTCTTACATGATATTGCTAGAAAACAAAGAGTTAAGAATGTTTGGTGGACTTATCGTAAGAAACCACAAGGTGTTCCTGCTAACTCTCCGGCTGATATAGTAATTGAATTTTATCCTAATAAATTATTAGGTGTAAGTTTGAAAGCTGGTACTGCCTCATCAGCAGAACCACTTTTAAATACATATATCAATCCAATATATTCTTATATGTTTGGTGACAGTAGTAGTCAATTACAAAGACTCAGAGATACATTATATAAAAATGTGTATTCTAAAATACCAAATGTACCAACAAACAGTTATGATGGTGCTAATAGAGGTGCAACATTAGATGTATTAGAACAATACGAAAGAAATTTTCCACAAGATTACGAAAGACTATATGATACAGGTCTTGCCATTATCAGAAATGCTTTAGGTTATTCACTAACAAAAGATATTAATAAGTTTCGTAAGTGGTGTAGAACAGAGATATTAAAAATGTCAGATGTGCCTGTTATGATTATCAAAGCAGTAGGTGACCAGTATGAAGAGGTAAAAGACGGTAACCAATTAAGTGTTTTACTTGCAACAGTAACTAACGTTCAAGCAAAACCAAGTACATCATCTAAACAGAATTTTAATATATGTTTATACGAGGGTACAAAGGTAATAGGTGAAATGAAAATGTCAGTACGTACAAATAAGGTTGGTGTACAACACAAATTAGGGCAATTTTTCAATCTGGCCGTAAAATATAACGGTTTAGAGAAGTAGGACGCCTAAATATTAGTAGTATTTTGTTAATGGATTGATTGGAAGGCTTGACAAAGCCTATTTTTTATAGTATAATGGACAAAAATGAGAGAAATAAATGTTTAGTTTTAAAGGTTTTTTTACACAGGACAAGAACACACACTTAGAACACCTGGAAGATGATATCATCAACCGAGGTGCTAAAGGTGGTGAGAACGCTATAAACTTTCTAGTGTCAACTAGAAACATGCTAGCAGGTAATGTCGGTGGTAAAGTCAATATGACCGTCAAATGGGACGGTGCTCCTGCCATTATATGTGGCACAAATCCAGAAAATGGTAAATTCTTTGTGGGTACTAAATCAGTATTCAACAAAACTCCTAAAATCAATTACACAACAGGTGACATTAGACGAAATCATGGTGGTGTTGTTGCACAAAAATTAGAAATATGTTTAAGATATTTAAGTAAGTTACCTATTAAAGGTATTTTACAAGGTGATTTATTGTTCACACAAGGCGATACTAAAGTTATGGCCATCAACGGTGAAAAGATGTTATCGTTTACACCTAACACAATTACATATGCCGTTCCGGCAGACAGTGACCTTGCCAAACAAATCAACAGAGCTAAAATGGGTATTGTATTCCACACTTCATACTCTGGTAAAGATATGAAAAGTTTAACTGCTGGTTTTGGTACAATTAAAGGTAGTGGTGGTACAAATATCTGGCTTGCAAGTGCAGGTTACCAAGATAAATCTGGTTCAGTTACATTTAATAAAAGTGAACTTGCTAAGTTTGACGCACAGATAAGAATGGCACAAGGTAGTTTATCTAAAGCTGCTCCTGTTTTAAATGAAATGTCAAAGTCTTCACAAGACGCATTATCAGTTGGTTACAAATTAAAAACATTCTTTAACTTTACGCTTAGAAATACTACAGGTGATTTAGGTAAAGTTAAAAATCTACAAGACCAGTTTAGAACATACTTTGAAAATATGTTACAAGCAGAAATAGATTCAAAGAAAACTGATAGAGGTAAAGCACCATATATTAAAGCAAAAGAAGATGGTCTAAAATTTATTGATAGAAATAGAAGTGCTTTATATTTTGCAATTGCAAGTCATATGACATTAGCTATTGCGAAGAACACATTAGTACATAAGTTGGCACAGATACAACAGATTGGTCACTTCTTACGTGACGGTAAAGGATTTAAAGTAACGGCACCAGAGGGATATGTTGCTGTTGATAGAGTTGCAGGTGCAGTTAAACTTGTAGATAGATTAGAATTTAGTAGGCAAAACTTTATTATGCCAAAAGGGTGGAATTAATGCAAACGTTTAAACAATTTTTCTTTGAAGCAATCAACGGACCTAAAATCATTATGATTGGTGGACCAGGTTCAGGTAAGTCAACTTATTCAGAGTTGATGAAGAAAGAATTAGGCATTGCACACATTTACACTGGTGATATGATGAGAGACCTAGCAAAACAAAATACACCAGACGGTAAAAAAGTAAAAGAATTATTGGCAAAAGGTGAGTTTGCACCTACGCCTATTGTTATCAATGCTGTTAAGGAAAGAATGACAAAACCAGACGCTCAGAAAGGTTATGTATTTGATGGTTTTCCTAGAAACGTAGAACAAGCAAAGGCAATGGAAGAAAAAGGTATTGAATATGATTATGTTGTTTACCTTGACGTGTCAGAGGAAGAGGTTGTTAAAAGATTGACGGCAAGAGGTAGAGCAGATGACAAACCAGAAATTATTAAGAATAGATTAAAGGTTTATCATAGAGAAACAGCACCATTATTACAGTATTACAAAGAAGAAATTATTAAAATTAAAGCAGAGGGTAGTACACCTGAAGCCATAGCAAAAGAGATAATTAAAAAGGTAACAGTTTTAAAGATATGAAAAAGTTTGACGACATAAGATTTCAGGAACTAAAAGAAGGCCTATACGACCAAGGTATATTCAAGGCATTCTTTTTAGCAGGTGGTCCAGGTTCAGGTAAAACATTTGTTACTAGAAATGCATTTGGTGGTACTGGTCTTAGAGTTATTAATTCAGACGCAGCTTTTGAACGTTCTATTAAAAAGGCAGGTCTATCTCTTAAAATGCCTGATAGTGAAGAAGAGGCAAGAGATATGATACGTGTCAGAGCAAAGGCAACCACATCATCAATGATGGACTTATCTATTCAAGGTAGATTAGGTTTAGTTATTGACGGTACAGGTAGAGACTTTAATAAAATATCGGCACAGATGAGAATGTTACAACATTTAGGTTACGATTGTTCAATGATATTTGTTAACACTTCACTAGAGGTGGCGTTAGAAAGAAACGCACAAAGAGAAAGAAGTGTACCAGAATACATCACAAAGAAATCATGGGAAGCAGTACAATCAAATATTGGTAAATTTCAAAACTTATTTGGTATGTCAAACATGGTTATTATAGACAACAATACTTCTGATAAAGAATTGGTTACAACTACAATTAACAAAGTTACTAAAGTAGTTAGACAATTAGTTAATACACCAATCAAGTCATACACAGCAAAAAGATGGATGGCTTCAGAAAGAAAAGCAAGAAGAAGATGAAATTTAAAGACTTTATAGATTTAGAAAATATAAAACACGCTAAGATAGAAGAGAAACCTGTTTCTCATTTTTCTGGTGATTATAAAAACTTGTCTATAGCAAAACCATCATCAAATGGTAGTGATAAAACCTATGATGAGTTAAAAGAAATGCAAAACATTTTCAGTAATAGAACTGCTGAAATGGAAAAGTCAGTTAAAGACCATGACCAACAGGTTGGTTTTGCAATTAAAGAGTATTTAAAAGAAAACAAATTAGAATATAATGAGTCTGATATAGACAAGATTGCTGACACTGGTTCTGGTATAGTAAGATACTATAAGAATACGTTTGAAAGACCAAGACCATATCAACTTGCAGAGGCAATGAAAATGAAGTTTAACTTTATGCCTTTAAAGAGTGATAGTATGAAGTCGCCAGCATATCCATCAGGTCACAGTTTACAATCAAGGTTGATTGCAGAATACTATTGTAAAAAATATCCTGAACATAAAGAAGGATTAATTAGAGCTGCCGACCAATGTGGTATGGGTAGAGTTGCGGCTGGTTGGCATTATCCGTCAGACCATGAAGCAGGTGTAAAATTAGCAAAACAGATTTTACCTAAATTGAATATGACTAAGACTTTCAAAGAAAGTATTATAGACATACCTAGAAGAACATATGCACCAGCAGTATTTGATGACGCAAATACAGACAATCCAGTTATCAAACCATCTGTTAAAAGACAGATTGATATACAACTAAAAGAATTTGAGACAGATTATCCTATTATTAAAACAGGTTTAATTGGTTCTATTCTTACACACAGGTACAGAGCAGACGCAGATTTAGATATTAATGTATTGTTTGATGTACCAGAAGATAAACAAGAAGAAGAAAGAACAAGACTGTCTAAAAAATATTTGTCGGCTTCAAACCCCGATAATATCCAAGGTAAGTTAATACCAGGTACAAAACACCCTATTAACTATTACTTTCTAACGGATAAACAAGCGTATGATGACCAAGAAAAGAAGGCCGATGCCGTCTTTGATATGGAAACAAATAAGTTTGTTAAAAGACCTGAAGACTTTACATTTGATATGGAACTATACTTGAAAGGTTTTCAGAAAAAAGTACAACAGTTTGATATGGAAAAAGGTGAACTGAAAAGAGATATCATAGATTATGACGAATTAAAAGAACTGAAACCAAATGAAATTCTAAATCTACAAGACAAAATCAATTCAAAATTAGAAGAGATTGAAGGAGATTTAGAACGAATTAAAGATATCGGAGATGTGGTAGACGCAGAGAGACGAGCTGCGTTTGATAAGGACATGACACCAGATGAAATAAAAACATTTGGAATAAAAAATAGACTCCCTAAAAATGTCGTGTATAAGTTACTTGAAAAATACCACTACTTAAAGTTTTACAAAAAGTGTAAAGCAATATTAGATGACGGCGAAGTAACAGACGCTGAAATTGATAGTCTAAAGAACGAGGCCGTTGGCAAATCTATAACGTTTGCCTTCGGCCGGTTCAATCCACCTACAATGGGACATGAGAAGTTAATCAATAAGATTAAACAGGTTTCACAAGGGGATTATAAAGTATATCTAAGCAGAAGTGAAGACCCTAAAAAGAATCCACTATCGCCTAGAAAGAAATTAGAATACATGAAAAAGATGTTTCCGTCACATGCGAGAAACATAGAAATAAACCAGACTAACATGGTTCTGGACATTGCAACACTACTTTACAAAAAAGGTTATACTAATTTAAAGATGGTTGCTGGTTCAGATAGAGTTAGAGAATTTGATACTATTCTAAAGAAATATAATGGTGTGTCAAGCAGACATGGTATGTATGACTTTAATAGTATAGAAGTAGTATCGGCCGGCGAAAGGGATCCTGACGCTGATGGAGCAACAGGTATGTCAGCAAGTAAAATGCGAGACGCAGTTGCCAAGAACGATATGCTTTCATTTAAGAGAGGCCTTCCGTCAGGTTTTAATGACGCTAAAGGTCTATTCAATGACATTAGAAAAGGTATGAAGTTAAAGGTAGAGAACGTTGAAACTAAAATACCAAGTCTAGTAGAATTTGAACAACAACAGATAAGAGACCTATACGTTAGAGAAATGATTTTTAACATTGGCGATAAGGTCAAATATGTCACAGAAGACATACAAGGAAAAGTGGTACGAAGAGGTACAAACTATATCGTACTAGAAAATAACAACAATTTAACCAAGGCATGGATATGGAACTGTGTTCCAGTATCCTCTGACAAAGAGGCGGCCGTAAGAGAGTTTAATTTAAATATAGATTATGGATTTAAAGCCGTTTCAGAGATTAAAGAACCGGTTGTGAAGAAGAAACTAACTGAATCTTTGAAGAAGAAAGCCTTTGGTGCTTTACGAAAAGAGTTGAACATGAAAGACGAGAGTTATGAGATAGGTGCTGATTATGCCAACCATACAAAAGAGATAACACCTGGTGAAACACCAGATTCTAAACCAGTTGACGCTAAAAAGAGAGGTTATCCTACAGATAATGTAAATAAAGAAGATGTAAAAGAATGGGCAAATGAAGCAACCACAATAGATAAATATAAGCAACGTTACGCTGAAGAATGGCGTACTAAACTAGACGAAGTGGTCAAAAAAATGATGGAGAACTTATAATGTTAATTAGTTTTGGTGATTATGCAGACAAATTAAGTAAGTCTGTACACTATCATATTGAAAATAATATACCACTATCTGAGAACATATATCGTGTTCACAGTAATGAGTTTTATGCCTTGTTTAGAGAGGCAAGAGAACTGTATAGTGAGGGATTGTTAACTGAATTATCAGATTGGGACAAGACCTTATTAGAAACAGACATTGGAGAGTTTGCAGAATATGATGGTATGAAAGTACCATTAGATTGTCCAATACAAGAAGAAGATGAGAAGAATCCACCTTTGAATAAACCAAAGAGAGGTGGACCTAAAAAGTTTTATGTATTTGTCAAAGATGGCGACAAGATAAAGAAAGTCACTTGGGGAGATACAACTGGATTATCAGTTAAATTGAAAAATCCAGAGGCAAGAAAGTCCTTTGCAGCTAGACATAAATGTTCTACTCAAAAGGATAAAACAAGCGCCGCTTATTGGGCGTGTAACTTGCCACGATATGCTAAAAGTTTAGGCATGTCAGGTGGTGGAAACTTTTATTGGTAATGGCACCGTACACTCAAAAAGTGTATGGTCAAACTATACAACGTGTCTTCCAAGAAGACTGTAGCGAAGACGAGTTAGTTTGGCACCGTGATAAGATGACTAGATATATAAAAATTATATCTGGTGTAGATTGGAAGTTTCAGTTTGATAACGATTTACCATTTGTTATGAAAGTAGGCGATAAATTTAAGATTGAAAAGGAGACTTTTCACAGAATATTTAGAGGTAATGGAAGATTAATTTTAGAAATAAGGGAAACAAATGAGTAGATATAGAAAAACAATGTCAGAAGCCATGGCTGAAATGTATGTCGGAGATATACGTGGTGCTATCACAGATAAGCAATTAGAGAATTTAAAAAAAGTTTGGGCAAATAAAAAAATGTCAGACGTAACTCCTGCTGTTAAAAAGATGATAGCGAACATGGATAATCCAACCAAAGCTGCCGTTTCCCAAGCTGGTATTCAATTCATATCACAATTAGCAAAAGAAGAGTTTGAAATTACAGAAGGCCGAATGAAAGATATTTACACTATGGACCAGGCAGGTAAATCACATGAAGAAATTGCTAAAACATTAGGTGTAAATGTAAAAACAGTTAAAGATATTTTAGGTGAAGAGTTAGAAGAAGTTTTAGGTGAAGCATTTTCACAACAACAAATTGACGCTCTTGCACAACAATATGCTGGTCTAGCAGACAAAAGAATTTCACTTGCAAGTGCAAACAAATTAAGACAAATTTTTAATAAGATACCTGATAGTGCATTGCCACAATTATACAAGGCAAACATTCCTTTTATATCATCAATGGCGTCTTCACGTTTAATTCAAAAAGGTTGGACAGCTGCGAAGTTGAAACAACTAACTAACGAAGCAACGGAAGAACCAGTTGGTACTGTTATGGATAAAAAACCAGAAATAGTTAAAAAGGATAAAACAGCAGTTACAGAAAAAGAAGGTGACGATAAAGACAAAGCAAAAGAAGATGTTGCTAAGAAACAGGCTGAAGTAGAATTACTTAAAAAGAAAATGGAAACTGAAAAGGCAAAATCAGTTGACAAGTTAACAAAGAAACAAGTTAATCCTGAAACTGGCGAACCTTTATTAACAATTGGTGTTGCACAAAAACACCTTAGAGACAAAGCAGAAAAAGAAAAAGAAAAGGTTGATGAAGCAGTATTACAAGGTAGAGATTACAAGTATGACGGTAAAACTGTAAGTATTTCTAAAAAGAATTTTAAACAAGTCAGTAAAGACTTTAAAAACGCAACACCAGGACAAGAGAGAATGGTTGTATTAGACCCAAAGTCACAAGCAACTATATCAGCACCAGTTAAATTCACGGAAGAAAGTGTTATTTTTGAAGGTGCAGAAATCTCAACTTCTAAATTTGATAGTATGAAAAAAGGTGATACAATCACACTTACTTACAATTCAGTTATGTCAGGTACTACAGTTAATAAATTTAGAGTTAAATCTAAAAGTAGAAGTGCCAAATATAACGTAGATAAAATTACAATGCACATAGACGGCAAACCGAATATGTCAAAATACTACCTGTACAAAAGAGGTGGTAAAGTGTCACTTGCAACAGGTGATATGGCAGCTACTATCACACAAGTGAGAGAAGGCAAGAAAGAAGTACAATACGAGGCGTGTTGGGATTCCCATAAACAAGTCGGTTGGAAAATGAAAGGTGGTAAAAGAGTACCAAATTGTGTCCCTAAATCAGAAGAGGCAGACATGAAAGAAGTTTGGGAACTAGAAGAGTTTACTACACAACAAATTAAACAAGCATATGGTATTGCAAACGACCCACGTTACAAACAAGGTAACTATTCAGGTGCAGTTAAAGCTATTGAGAAACTTGCAAAAGGTTTATCAAAACATCCAGATGTAGAAAAAGTATTAAAAAGAACTAACGAAGAGTTAGATGAAGAATTACTTGATGAAATGGCTGCATTAAGAAAGAAAGCAGACAAGTCAGGTATCTCATTTGGTATTCTAAAGAAAGTTTTTGACAGAGGTATGGCTGCATGGAAAGGTGGTCATAGACCAGGTGCAAGTCAGCACCAATGGGCATATGCCAGAGTAAATTCATTTATCACAAAAGGTAGTGGTACATGGGGTGGTGCAGATAAAGATTTAGCTAAACAAGCGAGAGGTCAGAAAGAAGACCTTGACGCAGTGCCACAAGATAGAGACGTTAAAAAAAAAGATGGTACACAACCTAAAAAATATTACAAAGGGTTGAGTAAAGACGACAAAGAAAAGAGAGCTGACCATTTTAAGAATAATGATTCTAATAAAGAGGCACCAGGTGATAAAGACGCAAAAACAAAACCGTCTATTCACACACAGAAATATAAAAAGATGTATGGTGAAATGGCAAAAGATGACGCATACGCAATTGGTATGTCACAAGCTAAGAAACATACTGGCGATACAGAACCACCTTTAGAGAAATCTACAATTAAAAAAGGTCACGAAATTGCTAAGTCTATTCTAAAGAAAGAATCAAGTCCTTCTATTACTAAAGAGGGTACTTTTAAGTTAGATGAAATGACTGTGATGAAAGAGTATGAACCTGGTTCTGTGATGAACAATGTTGATAGAGACATTAAAAATATTACACAAGCAATCAAGTCAGCAGGTGGTCAAATTGATGGTGCTATTGGTAGACCAACAAGAAGAGAACCTAACTTACAGATTGACGTTAAGACTACTAATCCTTCAGCAGTTAAAGCTGCAATTAAAAAGGCAGACCCCGAAGCGACAGTAGATTTATAAAGAGTTTTTTATATTATGAAAGAAGTGAAGAGGCATTGTTATGCTAAAGGTAATGTTATATATAAGACAAGAACAATAACATTTAAACCTTTTGTAAAGTTTGAAATACACAATGTTATGAAGTTGATACAAGACAATTTAACACCTGATTTATTATCAGGTAGAAAAAAGGTAATGTATCCAGATGATGTTAACAAAGTCAAGTATTATGGACATTGTTATCATGCTTCACAAGCTTTATATTATTTGATGAACACTGACCAATTAAAAGGTTATAGTGCAGAAGATTATAGAGGTGAAAAACATTGGTGGTTACAAGACGGTGACCAAGTATTTGATGTAACCTCTGACCAATATCATTCAGTGGGACAAAAACCACCACATGATAAAGGTAAAGTAACAAAGTGGTATGGTTGGCAAGAAAGACCTCAACAGATATCACTAAATTTAATGGCGAGAGTCTTAAAAAATAGATTAATAAAAGATAAGGAAGAAAAATGGGATATTTAAACAACAAACCTGGTAGTATTGAAGAGGTAATCGCTAAACAAACGGCATTAGAATCTGACTACCAAGACAAATTTAAAAAAGAATTAGAAAAGGCCGGTAAGGGTATCGGTTCTATGACACCAAAAGAAAAGACTGCTTTCTTTAACAAGATGGACAAAAAGCATAGTGCTAAAAACGAATCAGAAGTTAAAGAAATGGGTCTATATGCTAATACAAAAGGTAGTGATTGCTGTGGTTTACCAGCGGACAAGTGCAAATGTTCTAACGAACAGACGGATACTGGTAAAAAAGAGACAAAAATAGACACGGAACCAAAAATAAACTACAATAAGTAGTTGCCAAAGGGTCTATAATGTGTTATAATATATACAGAATTAAGAAGGATTATACACTATGAAAAAACTACCAAGAATATATTGTGACATGGACGGTGTTCTAGTTGACTTTGAAAAGAATATTGAAAAAGTAACTGGTGGAAGCATTAACAAATGGGCGAAAATCCCAATCGCCACAAGATGGAAAGACGTTATCGCAACCAAAAGATTTTGGCATGACGCACCTTGGCATCCAGAGGGTGTTAAATTATGGAACTTCATTAAGAAATATGATGTTCATATCTTATCAGCATATGTAGAACATGGCAATGACCCAAATTGCATACCAGGTAAAAACCATTGGGTTAGGTCTAAACTAGGTCTACAACAAAACAAAATCAATCTAGTAAGAAGAAAAGACAAGCAAAATTATGCAAGTCCAGCCTCTATATTGATTGATGATTACAAGAAGAATACAGACGACTTCACAAGACGTGGTGGTACTGGTATTCAATTCACTTCAGCCTCAGCAGTTATATCACAACTCAAAAAACTAGGCTTTTAATTACTTTCCCTTATAAATAGTGGTACTATATAAAGAATTGAGTACCTATTTAACTTAAAGGGAGAGAATAATATGTCATCACATACTAACGTAGACGAAGCCGCTGGCGCACCGTTGTGGGCTGTAGAGGCTATCAGAAAAGCAAAAACAAATGCGAATAGAACGGATTTGTTTAATGACGCAACAGCAAACAACTTCATTTCAGGAGTAACTATTGGTCTTTTTAACTATAAAGATTCAGAAACTACTTCAGCAATGGCACATGCTGGTTGGAACCTAAAAACTACTGGTTCTGGCGGAAGAGCGGGCAGAATTCAGTACGAAACACTAGTTTGTTTAACTAATTCAGTAGACGCATAATAATAATTTGTGAGGGCGACCTAGAAATGGGTCGCCTTTACTTGTATAAATAACTATATGAACAAAGTGATGTAGGAATATACCTACAGTAGCATTCCCGAAAGGGTTAACAGGAGAAAAAAATGGCAGACAAAAAAGTAACACAGCTTACCGACCTAGGTGACGGTTTAGCCTCAGCAGACTTGTTTCACGTAATTGACGACCCAAGTGGAACACCAATCAATAAAAAAATTAGTGCAGAAGATGTTTTCAATAACGTTCCTACATGGATCGGAATGAAAGGTGCTTCACAAGCATTAACTACAGACGGTTCAACAGCATTATCAGCAGACATTATAAGTGCAATCACAGAAGTGAATGCTACAGCAGCTATCGGTACAGTTACGCTAGCAGATGGTAATGATGGTCAGATTAAAACATTTATTAATGTTGCAACATCTGGTACGTTTACAGTAACAATCACGCCAAGTAATTTAAGAGGACATACAAACGTTCTTCTAAATGCACCTGGTGAAACAGTAACTTTGATGTTTAAAAATTCATCATGGAATATTATTGCAGGTCACGAATACGCAGTAAGTTAATATTAAAAATTGAGGAGATATTATGACAATAGAAGTTGAACAATTGCGAGGTGAAAAACAGGTCATTGTTAGAGAGTATGAAGCTCTAAAGACTAGTTTTGAAAAGTTGACTAAAGACTTAGACGCTATGAAAAACAATTTAAATGCATTACATGGAGCAATCCAATGGGCAAATAAATTGATACGTATAAGTGAGGACAACTTAGCAAAGAAAGTTGAACCATTGGCCAAATCAAAGGGCAAGAAGAAAAATGAAAAACTTTAAAAACTTTGTAAAAGAAGAAAACTTAAAAGACTTAAAAGACTTTGACGAAGATTGTTTAGCAAAAGAGTCTAAACAAGAAAACGTAAAAGAAGAAAAAGAGGAAACAAATGAAAACATTTAAACAACACATTAATGAGAAGATTGATGGTGTTGGAACTACTAACGAACCACACTCGGTTGACGGCGGTTTCAATATACATGACCCTCAAATAATGGAAAGAGTAAACGCTTTCGTTGGTGCTGTTGCTAATCAGGAGTACATGAATCCTAAGGCTGCAATGGAACAACTAGCGAATAAATTAACAACAATTGGATTATCTTTTGATATGCCTGAAATGGTAAACGGTAAAGCAGAAGCCGTTGTATCACAACATGGCGGTAGATTTGGTAAAGACTTAGACGGTTCTGATATAAATGATGATGGTATTTCACATAGAAAAGAAGGTGGATTAAAGATTTCTTTTAAATCTGAAACACTTGAAAACGGAAGCTCTAAGGTCTACGCTAAGTTAGTGTAGCATATGTTTAATGAAATAACCAAGAATAATTGGCTGTTATTCGCACAACAAAATTATGATAACCCTACCTTGGAACAAGAGATAGAGTTTTATGAAGATATTAAAAGGTTTAAATATCTAAAGAGGTTATTTCGTAAGTACAAGATAACAGGTGAAATAAAAATACGATTAGTAGTTAATCATATTATTGTTTTACAGAATGTATTTGGTGCTGACGTGGCAATGACTTTGTTATTATTTAAAATTGATAAAGAACATTGGCCGTTACTTAAAACAGTTACTAATTACCTTGGTTATCTATATACACATGAACTAAAAGATACACATATTGATTTAAAGATAGTAAAAATGTTGAGGGAACTATAATGGCTGGAACAATAGACTTTTTAATTACTTACAGAGTGGTTAAAATGTTGGTAACACCTTGGAAAAAAACAGACGCATTTAAATTTGGTATTATTGATGATAAAGGCAATGTACTAAAGACACAAAAACAGGTGAGAAATGGTAAGTCTGTTAAAGAGAAGAAGGCATATACTGTCTTACACAGATTTGTATTTAATCTTAAACGTATCTTACAGAAAGTAGGATTAGGTAGTAGATTAGGTTCATTTGGTGTTGCTCTTGCTTTATTGATTAAAGAAGACCAGAAGTTTGCACAACATCAACAGTTGATAGAAAAAACTGTTGTTAGTTATCTAAAAGAAAACAACATGTACGAGGAACTATTAGAAGAGTCACGTACAATACCGGAGATTGACAAAGAACCAGTCGGCACATATTTTGGTGTAGATGTCTTTGAACAAAACGGTGAACTAGTATCGGAGTATGAATATGCCAAAGCATTATAAAGAAATGATGGATGAAATCATCAACAAGATTGATGAAAATGAGGGTGCAGGAGCACCTACAAATGCCGTTGCACACGGCGGTGTAGATATGAATCCAAATGGTAAGAAGAAAAAAGATGACGCTGAAGATGTATTACGTAGAACAATTATGAAGAAGTTGGGTAATAGAATCAAAGAGAGTGATGATAACAATAATGTCACTTTAAAAAGTGTGTTAAAAACCATTGACAAACTAGATGAAGCAATTGACGAGAAGTCTGGTATAAAAAGAGAAGAGATTACACTGGTAGAACCAGAAGTTAAAAAGACTTTTGTAGAAAAGTTTAAAGTATGAAGAAATTTAAGGAATATATGGCAGGTGTAGGTACACCGTTTGATAATCTACAACCAATGGCAAGTATGGGAGACCATCCACCCAAAACTGCTCAGAGGAAAAGAGGTGCTATTGTGGCGAACACAACAGGACCAGGAGTAGGTACATATAAACCTATGGCCTCAACTAAAAACACACCTTTACATAAACATATGGTAAAGGCTGGATACTTAAAAAAATAGAGGAGAAATATGGAAATAATTATCGCATTAGCAATGAAATTCTGGCAGTGGTCAATTTTGATTGCTTTAATCTTATTAGGATTTGTGATTAATGCCTTTGATAAATTAAAAGGCAACAATAGAGGATTTAGTTACAAAGAATATCCTCATATGCAACCAATCAGAATTAAGACAGCAGGCAAAGGTTTCTGGTCAGCAATCATTATGTGGTTGTTAGGTAGTAGAAAGTGGGTTATTGCTAAAGATTGGACTTATAAATTAGAAGGCAAAGAATATGTAATACCAAAAGGGTTTGAGTTTGACGGAGCAAGTATTCCTAAATTCTTGCACACGTTCTTATCGCCTACTGGGGTATTATTAATTGGTGGTTTAGTACATGATTATGCTTACAAGTTTGCACATTTGAAACCAAAAACTAAACAAACACCATTAGTAATGTTAGACCAAAAGGCTTCAGACGTAATCTTTAGAGACATTAATATTCAAATAAATGGCTTCAGGTTCTTAAACTATCTTGCTTATTGGAGTTTAAGAGTCGGTGGATTTGTGGCATGGAGAGGTCACAGAAAAAACGATAAGTAATAACAAATAAGGAGACTAATATGTTTTTAACATTAGGACTTATTATTGGCTTTGTTTTAGGTTGGTATGTTAACGAGAAGTTTGAAGACTTAGCTGATATGTCATCTAAATTAAAATTTTGGAAGAAGAAATAAAGAATGTTTGGTACGGCTAAATTAGTAATGGTTGGTTTAATGGTATCTGCTTTAGCAGGTGGTGTCGCTTACATGTATAAACTGAAAGCTGACAACGCAATACTCAAAGAGAACGCAATCAAACTAGAGGAGGCCGTATCATCACAGAAGGCTGTTATAGAACAACAGACAAAAGACTTCAACACTATACTTGAAAAGAATAAAAGTATGATAGCTTTGAACGATACACTTAACAAAGAGTTATCAGCACTAGACGATAAGTTTAATAAGACAAATGCGTCTGGTAAGAAGAGAGATTTTGGTGACCTTGCAATTGCAAGAACTAAAACTATAGAGAGAATAATTAACAAAGCTAGTGTGAATGCCTTACGTTGCGTTGAGATTGCAATGGGGGAACCACTAACTGAAAAGGAAAAGAATGCTACGAAGAAGTCTGAAATCAATTCAGAGTGTCCTTCTATCGCTAACCCTAATTATATTCCTTACTAGTTGTAGTAGTATAAAACAACTAGAGGTATTTAAGACGGAAGTAAAGAGGGCGCCTCTAAACTTAGATAAACCAGTTGCTCCACAAATGGACCAACTTAACTTTATTATTATAACTTCTGATAATGCAGAGGAAGTCTTTGCTAAAATGCAAAAAGACGGAGTGGATCCTGTATTATTTGGTCTATCGGATGAAGACTATGAAATCTTAGCAAAAAACTTTGCACAAATCAGAGCATATATAATTAAACAGAATGCTACATTAGAAGCGTACAAAGAATACTATGAAAGTGAAACTGTAAAAGATGAGCAAAAATAGAATAGATATATCAGATAATACTGCTGTATCAATGCCTGTCCGGAACATGCTGGCCATTATCGGTGCTGTAGCAGTCGGAGTTTGGGCTTACTTCGGTGTACTAGAACGTATTACCATGCTAGAAACAAAATCACAACTAGCAGAAAAAGATATCAACGGACACGTAGAACGAATAGAGAACGAACTCATAAAAAATTCAGAGTTTAGAATTAAATGGCCAAGAGGTGAATTAGGTTCACCACCTGCCGACTCGGAACAATTTATGATGA